GTTCAAATCATTATCCCACTTGATACGTTTACTTTAGAGAATGGCGGTACTGCTTATCTACCAGGATCAAGTTTAGAGCGAATCGATTACAAAGATTTAGAAGACAACCGTGATGATTATAACGAGAGATTGCTATCAGAAGGACAGCAATTTTTAGCAAATCCTGGCGATGTGTTGATGTATGATAGTCGTACATTACATAGCACAATGCCAAACAAATCAAGCGAATATCGCAGTGCATTACTCATAAATGCACTAAAAGCAGACATTATACCAAGAGTTAAAGAATTAGATACCAACACAGATTTTGTCAAAAAGTAAATAAAACTTGACATTTCCTGCAGATAGTGTATGATGATTCGTAAATAAGATTCTATAGGAGGGCTAACAGCCGTGGCAACAAAGAGAAAAATGAGTAGAGCAAAAGTCGTTAAGAAAAATAAAGCTCCGCGCACCCCAAAATTCGTAGATGAAAAATATACAGGTCCAGAACCAGACTGGACTTATGCTGAAGACATGACAGGTGAAGAGTATTATAGAGAAAGGTGTCGTGCAGGATTTTACTACAATTATTTCTTTACTCCAAAAGATGGTAAACCTTGGACACTCACTTGGATGAAAGATAATGAGTATACAAAAGAACAAATAGCCGCAGTGAAAGCAGTCCCTGATACTTGGATACCAATTATTGTTAGTGCATACTGTCGATCATTGGCTAAAGGTATGCCTGTTAATCATAAAGATACACCTGCATACTTAGAGACATTACCGGGTATTACGTCAAATAGTATGGTGGATGCTGATGTATATGTTAAAAATAAAATTGCAGAAGTCATAGAACGTGGACTTACAATCAAACATGAAAAGCGAGTAGAAGAAAAGAAGAAAGATATTCCTCGCCCTAGTATTCAACAATTGTTACGTGATAAAGCAGCAGAAATGGCAACTGAAATTGATAGTTTTGTAGATGATTTTGATTACAAACCTGCTACTCTTAAAAAATTTGATGCTGTTAAGATGCTACGTAAAGTAGAAGCTAAAGGCAATCATGCAAAGTTCATTAAATCATTTTATGAATTAGAATTCAAAGAATATGATGAATTGCTTAATCCTCCTAAGCGTATGAATGAAGCTAAGAAAGATGATTATGAGCAACTCAAAGAAGGATATGCACATCTAAAGAAGCCACAGATTAAAGCAGTACATGAATTATACAGAAGTATCTTAGATGCATGTGATATGATTATGTTAGAGAGTAAAGTTAATCGTACTCCTCGCAAAAAGAAACCACAGAGCAAAGATAAGATCGTTGCTAAAGTTAAATATGCAAAGCAAGATCAGACAACTACAAGTGTATCTATCAAGCCAATCGATTGTTTAGATGCGTCAGCGATTATGACTTATAACACTAGGACACGTAAACTTGGTATCTACTATCCAGATGCTCATAGTAGTCTTTCATTCAAAGGAACAACTCTGATTGGGTTTGATGAAAGTAAGAGTGTGCAAAAGACAATGCGCAAACCAGCAGAACAAGTTTCTAAATTCAAGAAAGTTAGTAAACGTGCTTTGCAAAAAGAGTTTGAAAGTGTCAACAGTGTAGAGACAAAAATGAATGGACGTTTTAATGATCAAACTTTGATATTGCGTGTTTTTTGATAAATACTATTGTTAGGGCGACGGTCCGACATTAACTCATTATCCCGGGAGAACACATAATGGCAAATACAATTAAAACGTTCTATTACATGGAAATTACAGCACCAAATACAGGTGATGTTATAGGACATCAGCGTTATATGCTAGATCAACACATTGCTGAAACAGATTCTAAAAAATCTAAAGTTGCAAAAGAATTCGTTTTCGCAAATGCTAAAATCCACAATAAGGTTGAAGATACGCAAGCAGTTACACTTGAATTTATGAATCAAAGAAATTTTGACACATATATGGTAGCTATTGCAGACTTTAGAGAGTGGGTATCAGCAAATCATGGCGTAGAGTATTCATATGAAAAAGTTTCAAGTACAGATATTGAAGCGGCAAGATCATATGTTGCAAACGATGAAACTGATGTACTTACATATTATGATGAAATGAAAACATATATGGAAGAAACATTACCACAAATTCGAGGTTTTGCTGAAGAATAATTCATAATAGTATAATCACTATTGACCCACGCTTAATAAGCGTGGGTTTTCCATTTAAGGTATAAATGATAAATACTGTATAACGGAGATTTATCAATGCCTAAGAATCGCAACAAAGTCAGAAATGACGTAATCAAAGACATCAGACTGTTACTAGGTGACGGTATGATTGACATAGAATTAGATCCAGAACATTATGATGTAGCACTTGATGTTGCTATTTCAAAGATTAGACAACGTTCGGATAATTCAGTAGAAGAAGATTTCTATGCTATAGAACTAAAAGCAGATGTAGCAGAATATTCTCTTCCAGAAGAAATTATTGAAGTTAAGCAGATTTGGAATCGTTCATTCGGTCATGGTATATCTGGTGGTGTTGATATGGATCCATTTGAATTAGCATATGCAAATTCATATTTCTTTATGAACAATCACATTGGTGGTATTGCAACATATGAAATGTTTTCACAATATCGTGAAACTTTGAATAAGATTGCAGCAACAGAAATTCAATATATTTGGAATCCAGTAACAAAGAAACTGAAAATTTTAAGAAAAATGAGAGCAGATGAAACTGTTCTTTTACATGTATACATAGAACGTAATGAAGATCAGTTGTTTGTTGATCCGTATCTTAAATCTTGGTTGCGTGATTATGCATTAGCATATTGCAAACGTATGTTAGGTGAAGCACGTGGTAAGTTCTCAGCATTACCCGGTGCACAGGGCGGTGTAACACTAAATGGTGCAGAAATGAAAGCAGAAGCAGATGCGTTAATCGAAAAACTAGAATTTGATTTAACAGTACATGTTGATGGATCATCACCACTTGGCTTCGTTATCGGATAACTGCTACAAAATAAGGGCGCTTCGGCGCTCTTTTTGCTTGACAAATCATTTATATCATGCTATAGTTAATTTCAACTTACGAAAGAGTATATTATGATTATTGGTATATGTGGACTTATAGGTTCAGGAAAAGGAACTGTAGCAGATATTCTTGTAGAATATCATGGTTTTCAAAAGATATCATTTGCAGATAAACTCAAAGACGGCGTTGCCGCAGTATATGGATGGGATCGTTCTATGCTTGAAGGTGATACTGATATTAGTCGTATATGGCGTGAAAAAGTTGATCCTTATTGGACTAAAGAGACTGGAAGAGAAATTACTCCTAGACTTGTACTACAAGAGTTCGGCACTGATTGTATGCGTAATGGATTTGATGATAGTATATGGGTCAGTCTTGTTAAGAAACAAATGATTGATAATCCCCATTTAAAGTATATCATACCTGACGTAAGATTCCCCAATGAAATGAATATGATTAAAGAACTTTCAGGTGAAGTCTGGCAAGTTCGTAGAGGCGATCTACCTGAATGGTGGGGAAATGCTGTCTTAGATAATAATACAGACTCAGAACTTATGAAAAATCATGACGTTCACCCCTCAGAATGGAAATGGATAGACAGCAATGATAAGTTTGAGAATATTATTTACAATAATTCGTCATTAGAAGAATTGTATAGTCAGGTTGAGAAAACATTATCTATGTAGTTAANTCAAAAACAGCTATTATCCTCGTTTTTTCATAAATACTACTAGCAATTCGTATATTCAAACAAGGAGAACAAGGATGGCGACATTAGTATCCCCAGGCGTATCAGTAATGGTAGTTGACGAGTCACAGTACGCGGCAGCAACCCAAGGTACCCTACCGTTAGTTGTAGTAGCAACAGCGGCAAACAAAACAGATGCATCAGGCAGCGCAATCGCAGCCGGCACAATTCCAGCTAACGCTGGCGTTGCATATCTTGTTTCTTCACAGCGTGAACTAGTAGAGACTTTTGGTGAACCAAAGTTTTATGAAGTAGGTGGTTCAGTTGTGCAAGGATCAGAAACAAGTGAATATGGTCTACTAGCTGCATATCAGTATCTAGGTGTTTCAAACAACGCTTATGTTATTCGTGCAGACATTGATCTATCACAACTAGAAGCAACATCAAATAAACCAGCAGGTATTATCGCAGGCGGAACATATTGGCATGATACAGATTCATCTGTATATGGCCTATTCAAACGTGTTTCAGGAGCATGGGTACCAGCAAACCCAGTAATTCTAAATGATGCACCAGGCACAGGCAACGTTGAAGCAATCAACGGATCAGGCTATGCATCACCATCGAATACATTTGGATCAACCGGTGATTTTGCAGTGGTAGCATCAACAGCACGTATCACATATCATGTAAAAGTAGGAATCAACTGGGTTCTATTAGGTGACACAGGTTCACCTAACTTCTCATTCACTAAGTTTGAGCCAGCAAGCGCAGTTGATGGTGACACATATATCAGACTAACACAACAGGGCGGAGGTCTAGACTTAGCACTTTCTGTATTTAATTCAGCATCTGGTCTATTCCAAGCAGTGGAAGCACCAGTATATGGTTCAAGTGATTTAGCATCAGCATCTTTAATTACTGAAGGTGATGTATATACTTCGTATAATCAAGCAGGATTGGGTATTATTTCTGTATTAAGACACACTGGTTCAACACAAACTGTACTGACAAGTAACTCAATCCCTGATACTGCATCAATTACTAGCCAATTGGCAGTAGAAGGCGTAGGATTTTCATTTGCGGGCGTAAGTATTGATCAAGTAGTACAAACAATGCAAGCAGACGCATCACTAAACAATGCAAATGTACGTGTTGAAAAAATTGGTACAGATCGTATTCGTTTTACAAAAACAGATGGTCTCGAACTAGAAGTAGAATTTATGTTAGGTCAAACTGATCTAGGATTTACAGATGCAAGCAATACTGCTTCTATATGGGAAAGCCTAGTATATGAAGCATCAGCATCAACACCAGCAGGTGATATTGCTGAAGGTACATTATGGTTTGATGCAGACTTGAAAATTGAAATTCTACGCAATCAATTCAATGGTTCAGAAATGGCATGGTCAACATATGGTTGGTCAGAAGACACTAACAGTTTAGGACAAGCAGACTTACAACTACGTTCGGGTAAACCAGCAAAACGTAAAGATGGAACATCAACATTAGTAGTAGGTGATATCTGGGTAGATTCAGATGCAATGCCATACCCAACAGTATATCGTTGGAGTGGGTCAGATTGGGTTAAGCTAGACAATGCAGACCAATCATCAACTAACGGTGTAGTATTCGGTCATTATGCATACGAAGCACCATTTGATGAAAATGGAGCGGCTAACTCTCGTACTGAACATGCACAAGCACCAAATGCAGAACTACACCCAGAAAATATTCTAATGGTAAACATGGACTACTCAACATACAACGTTAAGCGTTGGACAGATGGTGAGTGGGTATGGGCTTCAGGTCTAAACTTAGATGGCTCAGGTCGTTTCGGTTCAGAAGCAACACGTGGTGTAGTTGTAGAAGCAATGCAAGCGGCACTAGCAGGCAACGAAGGTATTCGTGCAGAATCAACATACTTCAACTTAATCGCAGCACCTGGTTACCCAGAACTAATGGACGAAATGATTACTCTTAACAAAGATAAGAAAGAAATCGCATTCGTTATTGGTGATGCTCCGCTAACACTAAAATCAGATGCAACATCACTTAAAGCATGGGCAGATTCAAATCTTCCAGCAGATGCATATGCAGGTGTTTATTACCCACATGGTCTATCAACTGATCTATCAGGTAATGATGTAGTAATCCCAGCATCAGCAGTTGCACTACGTACACTAGCATTCTCAGACCAAGTATCATTCCCATGGTTCGCACCAGCAGGCTTGACACGTGGCGTAGTATCGAATGCTTCACAAGTTGGTTATGTAACAGGTGAAAATGAATTCTCACGTGTTCGTCTAACAGAAGGTCAACGTGATGTTCTTTATACAAATCGTATGAACCCAATTGCAGATATGCCAGGCACAGGTCTAGTAGTATATGGTCAGAAAACACTTCAATCATATGCATCAGCAATGGATCGTATCAACGTTGCACGTCTAGTAAACTACATGCGTTTCAATCTTGATCAACTATCACGTGGTTTCTTATTCGAACAGAATGACAAAATCACACGTGATAACATGCGTGATGCAGTAGAACGTTTCTGTGGTGAACTAGTTACTAATCGTGGTCTGTATGACTTCTTAGTAGTTTGTGATGATACAAACAACACTCCGGCACGTATCGATAGAAACGAGCTATGGGTAGATGTTGCAATTCAGCCAGCAAAAGCAGTTGAGTTTATCTACATTCCACTACGTATTCGTAACACAGGTGAAGCACTATAATATAGTAATTCATAACTAATTTTTAAAACCCGGCAGAAATGTCGGGTTTTTTATTAACTACAACTTTAATATAGTACTTAACAGATAAATACTTGTATAACATTATAGTTTGCAAACTATTATTAGGAGACATAACAATGGCAAGAACATTACAAAATTTTGGTGTACCTACAGACTCTGGTGACAACGTTACTGGTGGCGGTATTCTACAGCCGAAACTAAACTATCGTTTTCGTGTTCAAGTATCAGGCTTTGGCGGATTAACGCAAGCGACAAGCGAATTCACACGTCAAGTAATGAACGTATCACGTCCAAAAGTATCACACGAGTCAATCCCAGTAGATTCATACAACTCACGTATGTACATGATGGGTAAGCACACATGGGAACCAGTAACAATCACTCTAAGAGATGATGTTGCTAACAATCTAACAAAACTAGTTGGTCGTCAACTACAATCACAGTTAGATCACAAAAATCAAACAGGTCCTTCAGCAGGTACTAACTACAAATTCTCAACACTAATTGAGACACTAGATGGTAACTCAGGTAACCCAATCGAACAGTGGCAACTAGAAGGTTGTTTCTTAACAAACACTGACTACTCACAATCAGATTACGCTGTTTCAGATCCAGTGACAATTGCATTAACATTACAGTATGACAATGCAGTATTCACAGATGACAACATTATGCCAGGTCAAACATTCGTTAATAACTCAGACATTCTAGGTTAATAATAGGATAAAAAATGGCGGAACGTAAACTTCATGAGGGACGTACACCAGGTACAATCCTAGCAGATAGTAGCGGAGCAAGAAAGAAATTTGGCTTTGATTCACCACATGGATCAGCCATTTCTTCTGCNCCAAAACTATCAGATATGTGGTACACCGAATGGAAAGGTGCACATGGACAAATCATGGATGATGTATCAGGTCTGTGTAGAGCAGTTTCGCCAATAAGTGTACAAACTACTACTCAACCAGTTGACAAATATGGAAAAAGAGTATATGTTCCGACACGTGTTGACTTTCCAGAAGTAACATTTACAATGTATGATACTATCAACGGCAACACAATGATGTTAGCTGAAGGTATATATCGTAGATTTTTTAAAAATAGTGATATGAATGTTGACAGTGGTGCATTAGAAACATCGTTGAATGAGGGTGGTAACACTGGTAGAAAATTAGTATCTGACAATGATACTTTTAGAAATTTTGAGAGAATTACTTTATTTCATTGGTTTGGTGACTTAGAAACTACTGGTACTATACAACGTATTATTTTAATCAATCCTATTGTTACAAATATAACATTTTCAGGTAGTGAATATGGTACATCAGAGTTGAGAACAATAGACTTCACTGTACAACCAGAGAATATCGTATTTGGTACTCCATACAATGTTGATCCTGCACTTCCAGAATGGATGGATTATGGGCTTGAATATATTTTACAATCTGCAACTGTAGATTCAGCACAATATATATCATCAAGATTAAGAGCAAATCTTAATGGAAATAATCAGTTAAGAGCATTTGGTGATCCTGCAGTTGATAACAGGCAATTTCAATCAGAAGACTTAATGCCGGGGTATGAACAACTACAAGCATTTCCAGAACAGTTAACAGATGAACAGTATGATATCCGTGAAACTAAAGCAGTACAACAAAAAATCGCTGAACTTTCTAAGTTACATGCTGAATTAAAAGCAGCAGAAGAAGCACAAGATGAAGACGCACGAAAAGATGTATTAGAAAGATTAGTACAAGCACGTAACGAAACTGGTTATATAGAAGCTAGACGTGCAGCTAGAACTAATACAAGTGGTTCAGAATTTGTTGGACGTGCAAATAATGGTGCTAGAACTAATAATAGTAGTAGTGATTTTTCAGCAGAAACTTTATATCCTAATTTAGGTAACTTACAAACAACTGGCGGAAGACCAGTCGGCACTGAACAATTTAATAGTTCTACAATGGGAAATTTACTATCACAAGAATTGACAAGTTCATTCTTTAATGGTAGAAAGTTTGATATTGGAAATGTTACTAACGGAATTGCTCAAGGTATTATGGGTAACTCAGGAATAGGATCACTACAAAATCTTGGAAGAACATCACAAAGCAGATTTGGTATTGGCGGCGACATAGTTAGAGATAGTTTAATAAGTAGTTCCAGAAATAATAGACGTAGAACTTCAAATAATTCTTCAAATACGCCTAATCCTGTTTCTTCAATAAGAAACACAGCACAAAGAGGCATCAGTGCGCTAAGAAACTTTACTAGGGGGATACGATTTTGAATATTGATATCATTGTAGCTCAACTTGTAAGAAAAGGCTTTACGGAAACACGTGCAAAAGAATATGCAAATGAAGTTGTAAAAATTTCAAAAGCGTATAATGTTAGTCCGATGTATCTAACAGATCAACTATCAAGTGATTTTAAATTAAATGACTTAGGTTCATTCCTAGTTAATAGCGCATTGCGATTTGGGTACAAGACGGGAACAATGAAGAACCGTAATCCTAATAAATATATCGCAAGAGCTATTATAAAATGAGCAAATATCATCAAGGTAAATATAAAGTAACTAACCAAGATAAGTATGCGGGTGCAGGCTCACCGACATTTAGAAGTAGTTGGGAACTTACATTCATGCAATTCTGTGACAACAACCCAAACGTTCTTGCTTGGGCGAGTGAACCAGTTAGAATTACATATCAGCATCCTTTGACGGGAAAGCTAACGAGTTATGTTCCAGACTTCATTATGACATACATAGACTCGAATGGTAAGAAACACGCAGAACTAATTGAGATTAAACCTGCGGCGCAAAGTAGACCAGATTTAGCTAGAAAACGTGGAGAACAGCAACAAGTAGTTGTGAACTATGCGAAATGGGAAGCTGCAAACAAATGGGCATTGAAGAGAGGTATGCGTTTTAGAGTTGTAAATGAGGGAGACATTTATCAGAATACTAAAAAGCCAAAACCTGTTAAGCCAAGGAAAAAGAAATGACAAAGAAACTAGAAGAAACATTCAACATTGATCCAATTGAAGAAGAAGTAAAAGAAACTCCTACAATTGAAGAAAGTAGAGACTTGACTGAAATATTATCAAGTGAACTTGCTAACACTGATAAGATTGACGCTTCACTTCCGATGGTTCAAGGATTGAATGAACATGATAAAGACATGGATGATATTCACCAGAAAGCTATCAACACATTTGAAGAATTGATTAGTCTGGGTATGAATGTAGAAGTACATGCTGGTGCAAAGTTAATGGAAACAGCAAATCAAATGNTAAAGACTGCAATGGAAGCTAAAGATAGCAAAGTAGATAGAAAGCTAAAGATGCTAAATCTACAATTGAATAAAGCTAAATTAGACCTAGCAGTTGAAAAAGAAGCAAAGAATAAAGCAAAAACTGAAGATGATTTTGAAACTGAAGGTCATTTAGTTATGGATAGAAATGAACTTATGAAACGTCTCGCCACTGCACAGAAAAAAATTGACGAAACAGATAAATAAGAATAGATATTATTATTGGAGAAACCAATGAAAAGTTTTAAAGAATTTTTAACAGAGTCAACTAACGAACATAAAATGACTCTACGCTTTGCGGCAGAAATAGAAGAAAATGACGTAAATCGTATTGAGCGTTTCTTGGGAAAGTATGACCTGAGAACGATTTCACGTGTTTCAACAACGCCAATCACAAAGAGTCCATTATTCTTTGATGACGTAGAAAACACAAAAGTTTCTAAAGTAGATATTACAACTGGTTATCCAATGTCAGCAGACATTCTACGCCAGCAACTATCTGACTTACTAGAAATGAACATTACACATATCGCAGTACACCCAGAAGGTTGGGAACCAACTG